TCATCCCGAAAGCTGCTGGTTCTCGTGGCTTGGAGCCAATCCGCGCTGCTGGCTCGTTTGACGTAGCTAACCTTGTGTTGTCTGATATGAGGCTCAACATCAAGAGAGCTTTGTATAATGACATGCTTGGTAATCCTGATAGAACCCCAGCTTCTGCAACAGAAGTTGCAGAGCGTATGGCCGATTTGTCGCGTCGTATTGGTTCTGCATTTGGACGCCTACAAGCAGAGTTGGTACAACCTGTTCTACAGCGTGTAGTTTACATTCTAAAGAAGCAGGGGCGTATTGAACTGCCGACAATCAATGGCAGGGAAGTAAAGGTTCGTTCTGTATCGCCACTTGCACAGGCACAGGCAAACCAAGACATTACATCTGTGGCACGTTGGCTTGAGTTGGTTCAAGCAACCTTTGGCCCACAGGTAGTGCAGATTCTAATCGACTCAGAAGAAACAGCAGCATACTTGGGCAAGAAGTTCGGTGTGCCAGATTCATTGATCCGCGACCTTGAGGAACGCAGACAGCTTGTGGCATTGGCCCAACAGTATGCGCAAACTCAAGGAGGGATGGGTGTCGAACAACAAATACCTCAGTCTTGATGGTTATCAGCGTAACTTTGAAGACGACAAGAAGATAAGCCTAAACATAGCAGCCCTGTTCAAAGACGAGCTTGGCAAGGATGTGTTGCGCTATCTTCGTTCAATCACAATAGAAGCAGTTAATGGCGCAGCGGTAACTGATGCGGAGTTGCGTCATGTGGAGGGGCAGCGATACATCGTGGGCCTAATAGAGTCGCGCATCCGGCATGGTCAAAAGGTGAAATCAAATGAATGAAGTTGAAGCAACAGCAGAAGACAGTGGCATTGTAACTGAGGGTGGCAATCCTCTTATGGAGCCAGAAGCAGCACCAGATCCGCTTGCTTCTCTGCCTGAAAAGTTCAAGTCCATTGATGATCTGGTTGAGTCTTACAGCAACCTTGAAAGCAAGATCGGTGCAAAGGAAGAAACATTCCGCGATCAGTTTATGAAAGAGATGGAAGAGCAAGCTTACGCTAATCGTCCAGCAGATGTAGGTGATTACGTTCTTCCTGATTCTATTGACGATGAGATGGCTACTGACAATCAGTTATTGCAGTGGTGGGCTAATCAAGCTTTTGAGAATGGCTACAGTCAGGATGAGTTTGCAGAAGGCATTGAGATGTACGTCAATGCACTTAACTCTGATGTGCCTGACTATGACGCAGAAGTAGAGAAGCTTGGTGACAATGCCAACGCTAGGACAGAAGCTGCTAGCTTGTTTGCCAATCAGTTCTTTCCAGAGGATATGCTGCCAGCAGTAGAGCGTATGTGTGAAACTGCTGAAGGCATTATGGTGCTTGAGCATGTTATGGAAGCAATGCGAGAGGGTGGCCCATCTAATGGTGCTGTTGAGGTTTCACGTGAAACAGAAGCAGATCTGCGCCAGATGATGCTCGACCCGCGTTATCATGACCCAGCGCGGCGTGATCCTACTTTTGTTAAGCAAGTCGATGACGGCTTCAAGCGTATGTTTACCAATGGCTAACGAAGCGTTGCGAGTTGGTAGGCTCTCGTTGATCAAAAGCCTACCCGAACATGCCGAGCGTGTTGCTGAGAACATGCGGAAAGCGGATGTTAGAGAGTGCTATATACACAACCTGAGTCCGCTAGAGGCGCTTACTGAGCCGATGGTTATTGATGGCGCTGTTAGCTACACACTGCGTCTTGACGATACACCTATTGGTATGTGCGGGAGCGTACCTATAAGTGAAAACCACGGACGCATTTGGCTGCTTGGTACCAATGCAATCAATTATAACTTCCGCCCATTTCTTAGAGGCTGTCGCCCAGCCATAGATCTGCTGCAAGGTCACTACGCTAGCGTAGAGAACTTCGTGCCAGTCGATCATTACGACACGATTATGTGGCTTAGTTGGTGCGGGTTTACGTTTGATGAAAGCATGTATGAGATGAACAGTCATACTTTCATGCGATTTGAGCGTTGCGCTGTAGATAAAAATGATGGTATTGGTGAATTAAGTCGGCCTGTAATGCACTGAGCGACCCGCAAGGACAATCGCATTGAGGATGCCACACAGATAACCCACGATTGTGTAAACAACCTTTGAGGACTGTAAAATGGCGAACACTATTGATGTCGCATTTATTAAGCAGTTTGAGTCTGAGGTACACATGGCTTATCAGCGTATGGGTTCCAAGCTACGGAACACTGTCCGCATGGCAAACAATGTGACTGGCTCGACTGTTCGTTTCCAAAAGATTGGTACTGGCACTGCCTCTACCAAGTCACGCAATGGCAACGTCACTGCTATGGAGCTTGCCCACACTCAAGTGGAAGCTACCATGGAAGACTTCTACGCTGCTGAGTACATCGACAAGCTTGATGAACTCAAGATCAACATCAACGAGCGTCAAGCTGTAGCACAATCTGCTGCCGCTGCTCTTGGGCGTAAGACTGACGAACTGCTGTACACAGCAATGGATGCTGGTGCTAACTCAACCGCGATTCACGATACTGGCTCTGCTCTTGCACTTGCCGATATCCTGTCTCTGTTTGAGACATTTGGCACTGCAAATATTCCAGAGGATGGTGGCCGTTATTTGGCTATGCACCCGAAGGGATATGCAGATCTGTTCAACATCACTGAGTTTGCATCGTCTGACTTTGTTGGTGAGCAGAACCTGCCATTCGCTGGTGGCATGACCATGAAGGAGTTCATGGGCTTCAAGGTGTTCTCTACCTCGGCAATTACCGCTGGTAAGAACATGGCCTATCACACTTCCGCCATTGGTCTTGGTATCAACTCTGATGTCTCGACTGAGATCAACTATGTCGCAGAAAAAGTATCACACCTTGCAACCTCGATGATGTCGATGGGTGCAGTTGTCATTGATGACAACGGTGTATACGAAGTTCTGGACAACAACTAAGAGGAGTTAGTTAGATGGCTTATGGAGCTTCTGGCCTAACGAATATGGCCTCTGGTGGTGGAACAAATATGTGGTTCTACTCGTCAGTTGATGCACTTAGTGTTGTTCGTGCATCAGGTTACTTTAACGATGCTGCTGGCATGATGAATGTCGGTGACGTTGTTTTCGTATATGACAATAATGCGCCTACTCTTGGCATTTCGGTTGTGCTTTCCAATACTGGAAGCGTGGTTGATATTGCTGACGGTACTGCGATTACTGTCACTGACACCGACTAAAAAGGAGAGGGGGGTGCAAGCCCCCCTCGCTACTTATGGCAGTTAGCAGCACCGCAGCAAATTCAGCAGTAGATATTTGCTCAAGAGCGTTGATCTTGATTGGCGCAGATCCGATTACGTCATTTGATGACGGCACCACAGAGGCTCTTGTCTCTGTGAATCTGTATGAGGACGTTGCTAGGGCATCACTCGTTAATGCTAGGTGGCGCTTTTCTACTAATCAGGCTGTGCTTAACAGGCTGACAGATGCACCGACAGGTCGGTATGACTATGCCTATCAACAGGCAAACGACACTCTAATGATACACGCAGTTACTGTTAGAGACTTCCCGATTGAATATCAGATCTACGGTGACAAGATTTATGCAGACACATCGCCTACAGATGTTGTGATTGCAGATTACACATACCGGGCTAACGAAGAAGATTGGCCCTCGTACTTCACGCTTGCTGTTGAGTATGCACTGGCGACCTTGTTTGCAACGTCGATTGCCAGAGATGCTGGCTTGGCGTCACTGATGAAACAGGCTGGGCTAGAGTCAATGGCAAAGGCTCGTAGCTTGGATGCGCAGCAGCAGACCACGCGCAAGCTTGTAACGTCGAGGTTTATTACTGACAGGCGAAGTTAATGGCTAGAATCCGCGTACCGATTAGCAACTTTCAGTATGGTGAGATTAGCCCATCGCTTGTTTCGAGAACTGACACTCCGCTGTATAACAACTCGGCAAAGAAGATAGAGAACTTCTTCTTGCGTAATGAGGGCGGATTGCTCAAACGCTTTGGCACCAAGCGCATATATGAGTTTGACACTACGGTAGATTCCTCCGCTACCCAGCAACTCAGGCTGGTGCCATTCATCTTTTCTGATGATGAGCGTTACATCATTAGTCTTGAAAGCGCAAAGATCAGAATCTTTCAGATTGATCCGACAACTGGTGCTGTGTCTTTAATACAGACACTTACTGCTGATGTAGACAGTAATGCCATACCTTTTACTAACGCCAAGCTGCCAGAGCTAACATACGCACAAGCTGGCGATGTTATGTTCATTGCTCACCAGACATTTATGGTGCGTAAACTGGTTCGCACAAGCCTTACAACATTCCAGCTTGAATTGATGACGTTTAATACAAGTGCTGATAGCTATCGGATTAATCAGCCATATTACTCGTTCCAAGATATTGGTGTAACGCTTGATCCATCTGCGAGTACCGGCAATGGTATTACGATTACAACAAGCGCAAATTACTTTGATACTACTGGTAGTCAGTCTGGTGGTAACTATCCAAGCTCAAAACACATTGGCGTGGTTCTAAGATATCATGACAATGAGATAGAGATTAAGTCTGTCCAGTCTGCCACACAGGCTACAGGTGACATAACGGATGAACTTCTGGTTCACCTTGATAGGGACGCAATAGAGACAACAGATGGTAGCACCAGTATTCACATTACCTTTGTGAATCATGGCTTGGCAGAAAATGATTCAATAACAATATCTTCTGCCGGTGCAGTGGGCGGTATATCTGCAAGTAACATTAATGGCGCAAGAACTGTAACAGAGGTCATTGATGAAAATGAGTTTGTTGTTACTGCCGGTGGATCTGCAAATGAGTCTACTATTGGCGGTGGCTCACCAAAGATTGTAACTCACGCAGCATCTACTGAGTGGGGTGAGCAATCATATAGTGCGCTGCGGGGCTACCCCGGTGCTGTTACCTTTCATGAGAACAGGTTGTGGCTAGGCGGCAGCTTGGCTCAGCCTGACGGCATCTGGGCAAGCAAGTCTGCTGATTACTTTAACTTTGATGTTGGCGCAGCAGAAGATAATGATGCACTAGACCTAACGGCATCTATTGGTGAGATTAACACAATCAGGCATCTGGTATCTAATCGTGACTTGCAGATCTTTACCAGTACGTCTGAGATGTACATACCGTCATTTACTGAGAAGCCGATTACACCAACCAATGCACAGGTGCGTAGGCAGACATCGTATGGGGCAAACTTTGTGCGTCCCAACTCTTTTGATGGTGCCACCATCTATGTACAGAAGACTGGCTCTGTAGTGCGTGAGTATATCTACTCTGATGCAGAAGCAGCGTATGTATCTACTGGCATCTCTGTGCTGTCACCGCATCTAATTACCGGGCCGGTGCAAATGTCTATCTTGCGCGGTGCAATCAATCGCCCTGAGTCATATGCCTTTGTTTTGAACGATGATGGCACACTGGCTGTATTTACATCGAACAGGGCAGAGCAACGCGCCGGTTGGACGCAGTGGACTACATCTGGCAAGTTTCACTCTGTATGCACAGTAGATGACCGTGTGTTTTGTATTGGCACCTATGATACTGGCGCTGGCACAGACAAGCATATTCTGATGGAGTTTGAGTCCACGCTAAATATGGACTTCTCTGATACATTTACTGGCAGTGCTGGTGTGTTCGATGTGTCTAGCCACTTTGCTAATGGTGCTGTGGTAAAGGTTGTTGATGGCACCAACTACCTTGGTGAGTTTACTGTAGCTGGCGGCAATGTGGATGTGTCTGCTGTGCAGGAGATTACATCGGCCCAGATTGGTTTTGACTTCAATGTCGAGGCAGAGACCTTGCCGCTTGATGCGTCAGTTACTAATGGCCCACTTACAGGTGAGCCACGCTCTGTAAATCGTGTTGTAGTTGACCTGCTTGATACCTTGTCTGTATCAGTGAATGAGAAGAAGCTGGTTATTCGCACAGTGACTGATGACTTTAGTCAGGCGCGTAAAGCAGTAACTGGCAAGCGTGAGTTTAGATTGCTTGGATATAGCAAAGACCCAACCGTTAAGATTACCCAGACTGCACCTATGTCCTTGCAGCTTAACGGCATTGTTGCGGAGGTGACGTTCTAATGGCTATTAACTTTGCCGCAATACAAGGGATTGGAACTGCTCTCAGTCTTGTGTCTTCACTTAGTGCTGGACGCGCAGCAAAGCGTGAGGCTGAGTTTAACCGTCAGCAGCTTGAGTTTAAGGCCAAGATGCAAAAGCTGGAAGCGCAGGAAAAGGCAAACCTGCGCTTGCGTGACCTTGATTCTGCTCAAGCCTCGAACCGTGCCTTTGCTGCATTTATTGGCAGAGATCCCGGTGATAGATCTATGAAGGCTTTTATGGATCGACAGGAAGAGGTTGCATATCAGGATGTGTCTGCCCTTGAGTCCGGCGCATTGATTGAGGCGTCTCAGACACGACGCCTTGCAGCAATGGAAGGTGTGCGTGGGCGTAATGCTATTGTTCAGTCTTACTTTAATGCTGGCAGCGCAATCACTACTGGCTTGTATCGCTATCATGTTTACAAGACAGATCAGACGGAGATTCCCTGATGGCAGTAATTAAGCAACGGCGTCAGTTTCTTCCACAAAGCATTGGTGTAGTACGCGCTAACACAGGTGCTGCTGAGGTGTCTCGCAGTGTTGGCAATCTTGCTAATGCAATGATCGAAACGTCATTTGATGAGCTTAAAAAGCAAGCTCGTGATCGTGGGCAGGAGCTTGCAGAAGTTGCGGATCTGCGTGCCATTGATCCAAAAACAGGTAAAATCCAAGCCCTTACTGTGCCGACCAGCCTTGGTCGTGCTGCTGCTGATGCTTATGAAGAGCTTATTGAAAAGCGATATGTAAGTCAGACAGAGCAAGACTTTAAGACAAAAGCTGCCGAACTTGCTGTTGCATATGAGTTTGACCCTAATGGAGTTGTCAAGTTTAGCACTGAGTTTGGCGAGTACATTGAAGAAACCTCTGCTAACGCATCGCCTAAGTTTGCCAGTGCCTTCCGCAACTTTGGCGCTGCACTGCTTTCGTCCAATAAACTTAGCTTGCAGCAGGATGCTAATCGGCGTGAACGGCGCAGCCTTGCGTCAGGGGCGGCTGTAACTCTCGACAATGAGGTTGAGGCATACAGAGATATGATCTCTTTGCCCACCTATACGCCGGGTTCTGCTTCAGCAGAAGATGCTGAGATTCTGCGTGACATTGCTTTGATGGAGTTTGAAAAAGCTCAGAAGCTGTTTCCAGATTTAATAACACCTGCCGAAGTTGAAAAGGCTAGAGCTAACTTTGATCGTGTAACTGATGTTGCTGTTGGCAATAGAATTATTAACAAGATCGAACTGTCTGGCGACATGGACTATGCAACCGTTAATAACGTGTTGCGTGTTATTACATCTAGCGGTGCAGACCTTCAAAGCTTGCCAAGGGAACTTCAGACAGATGTATCTGAAATTCTTATGTCGCCAACCTTTAATGCCAATCGTGACACAATCGTACAGGATTTAAGACAGTTTGGCGCTTTGAAGTCTAATGAAGCTACCATTGCTCGTGCAGAAGAAAGTGACGCAGATGCAGCGGAAGCAGAAGCTCAACAAAATGCTAAGATTGAAAACAGATTTGAATTCATGCCAAAGCGTGAGGACGCTGTTACTGAGATTACCGATGCCCTTGGTAACAATGACTTTGTTGCTGCTAGTAAAATTTTCAATGAATACTCACAAGGTGCGATTACGTCTATAAAAGACGTAGAGGATGAAGGCGCAATAAACGCAGTAAATGGCAATATTGCTTATGTGCGCAACTTCATGCTGGATCAGATTAGAAACAAGGCTAATGCAACAGCAGGAAATGCTGATGAGCTAGCTAAGTTTTCAAACTACGTCATGAGCAATGGCAGAGATGCTAATAAGCCAGAGGGCGACATGCTTGTACTAGCAGATAACTTTATTGAGTTGTCTCGCGGCTTTAATGTGCAAGAAAAGCTAAATGGCATTGCAGCAGATGCAAAGTCTCGCGCCTCTAATGAAACTGCATCAAAGTCTGCTCAAGCTGACTTAGATCACATTGATGCTATGAAAAATAGATTAGCTGACAATAGTGATGCCAGAACTAAAAGGTTGGCAGATACTCTTACACGCCCGCCCGGTGCGTCTTCTGACTGGTACTTCCAAGATGGTTTTCAAACTCGTTCAGAGTGGGGAACAAAGCTCATGACACAAGTAAATGGGGCGTTGCCCGGTTTGCTTGTAAACGGCGTTAAGGGTGCTATTGCTGGCAGCTTTGATAATCAGCCAGATAAACTTGTTCAGTTGGCTCAGTATTATGCACAGTTTCGTCAGATGCCTAGTGCGTTTGGGACACCGCGTAATCTTTGGCAAGAACACCTTAATGCAAAAGAGATGGGCTTGCTTGAGGGTGCGCTTACTGTTGCTAGCTTTGAGGGTATTGATAACTTTCCTAACATCCTTGCTACATTGCGCGGCGCATGGCCGGATGGGGTTCCAGAGAATCAAAAGGTGTTTGATGACAAGCTGCGCAGCCTGTTTGGTGATGGCAAGACTCTGAAAGATCTAACGGCAGAGTATTCTGTTACAGAAACCTTTGGCTTTACCAGTGACATACCGAACCCGAACATTGCTAGTGAGATTGAGCCGCTTGTTAAGTGGGCAATATTGTCAAACAACGACTCTGATGGTGTTAAAGACATGGTGATGCGCTATGTCGATCAACATTATCCAGAGACAAATGGCATTATTATTGATCCTGTTTTTGGCACGGTAAATAGGTCTAAGTTTGCGCTGTCTAAGACTTTTCATGAAAGAACGCCACAAGCCATTGCAGCACTGAATACTATTGTTCAAAGGAAAGTCCAGTTAAGCGGCGCAGAGGATGACCCGCGTAATGACTATTACTTTGGCGTTACCATTGATAATGATCGTTTGCGTGAGAGCATGATGGTTGGTGGACGCCCATTGCCTGCGGATTACAAGTCACCCTATGAACGACGAATGGATGATCTAGAAGCTATTGTTGCTGGAGAGATAGATCCATCTGAGTCGGTGCCTGTTGGTTCAGATAGCGGCATAAGAACTTATTTGGTGCCGCAGCCTTTGGCCCCTGTTGGCGGTGAAGAGAACGTCGATACAGTTTATCAGATGTACAAGATAAATGATCGCACTGGTCAAATGACCCCTGCCTTTGTTTACAAAAAAGATGCAGATGGAAACGCCTTTGCAGAAATGGTGACTATACGCATGTCAGAGATTTATGCAGAGTTAGGTGTGGCACAGACAGGATATGTTTATCCATGAAGATTGTACTAGATCCGTTTGCTCATAATGACGTTCTGTACTCTGGTGTACAGACTCAGCTTGCTGCGGATGACCCAGCATTTTTTGATGTGGTTGAGGCATCTGTTGGCTACACCTACGATCCGATCATCGAAGCTATTAGCAATAGGATTAAATACGATGGCCTAGAGGACATAAACTATCGTCCGCTAGATAACATTGATGGCTACGAGGCATACCGTGATGATCTTATGGATGCTA